CCTATACGACGGAGCACTGGAGGTCTCATCGAGTGAGATCGACTCAGCTGTCGTAAGTGTATCCTCCGATCCCTCACCGAGTACGCGATGGAGCTTGGTCTTCAACTCTGAGTAGGACTTGTAGTTCTTCTCATCGTTGAATTCCTTCAGCGAGTGCATGCGATTGTACACACCCTCGAGCTCATCGTCGTCACCGCTAAGCAGCGGACCCTGTGCAGCGAACTCGGACTTATCGTAGTTGCGATAGCCCTCGACCTGACGAATCTTGAGCTTGAAGTCGGCGCCTTCCCAGAAGTCGAACGGATCGACCGGATCCTCGTCCTGGAACTGAGGCTGCATCATGTCCATGATCTTGTCAAAGATCTTCTTGCCGAATTGATATAGGAAGACCTTGCCCTCGTTCTCAGGGTTGGCAGGATCCTTTACGACGTAGATGTTGGACACGTAGTGGAGGCGACGCTTACGCTCGCGGGCGGTCTGCTTGTCCTCATCGCGACCTGAGTTCCAGAGCTGTGAGTTCATCTCGGACACCGGATCGTTCTGACCGATGGAGGTTAGTGAGCGCTCGATGTACCAGAGACCCGTAGGACCCTTGAACCCGTGATCCCAGTAGCGAACCCATGGAAGGTCCTCACCGTCGGGGGCAGGAAGGAATCGGATGACCGCGTAACCGTTACCGGACTTATCGACCGTCGGCTTCCAGATACGGTCGTCGCCGTACTTGTTCTTCTGTCCGCCACCGGTGTTGATCTTTTCGGCCTCGTTCACCAACTTCTCGATGTTACGACCGCGATTGCTCTTAAGATTTGAAAATGACATATATTTTATTTCCTGTAGTATTGCTGTAGTATGATTGTTGAATTATCCAAAACAACATAGTCTATTATATCACAAGTATCTCATGATGTAAACACCCGAAGTACCACCTTCCGCATACGATCCATGTCGAACCGAAGCAGAAGGCCGTACTTTCGAATACGTTTTGAGACGTCCGGCCAAACGATCGTCTCTGTGATCGCTCGATCCGCTCGTCTCATAAAACCCGTAAGCCGATCGAGTATTACCACAGTCTCGAGAGTGATCTCTTCCTGCATGTACTTCTCGATCACCAGCGGATAGTTGTTACCCTCGAGGATCGTAAAGATATCATCGAAGGTGCCGCCGGCCTCCTCAGCCAGTTTATTTATATCCTGCTCAAAGTTATAGGTGAGCGACTGCTGGCGCTTCTGCCACTCGGTGTACTTCTCCTCGTCCTGTAGCATATCGCCGACCCAGCTCTTGTCCGAGGCAGTGAACTGTGCTGTAAAGAAATCAATGAGCTCACTCGGTTCATTGAACTTGCGCCCGAGCTTGGCAAAGTGGTATCGGTCACGCCGCTTAAAGAACGACTGCGGCTTCGCCGACGTCTTGTAGTTGTACTTCGGCGCCTCGTACGAATCGGACTCGAAGTGCAGCTTCATCGCCATGTAGTACTTGTACACGTCATACGGATCGATCATTCTCATATCGGCAGTTGATTGCCTCCTCCCTTTACAAGATTTGCACTCATCGCCTCCGCCTCGATCTTTTCGCGAATCACCTGTGATACGAGTTTACCTACGTCCATCGGATCGATCGCACGTTCCTCGCAGATCTCGAGCGCAGCGTCCATGTAGCTCGAGTCCGGATGATCGCGAACGTAGTCCTCGACCATCTTTGAGAATCGCTTCCTTGTCAGAACGATCTCGTCCTCTATGCTACCGCTACTGGTATTGACTTGCTCTTCTTCGTCTTGTACCATTCATTCCCACCTATAGAACTTGTGATCGTCGATGTCGACGGTATGGATCTTTGTCGAACTCCACTCAGGAGAGACCGACGTCGAGTGATAGTGTGTCGCGCCCTCGGTGATGTCGTACTCGATGCTGTACATGTAGTACGCGTGCGCGGCCTGCGTCTGTGCCGTGTGCCAAGCGATCTCATCCCTCGGTGTGTCCGACTTTCCGTCGCAGTACCAAGAGAATTGACAGTTGTCTATACGGATCGGAGCACCCGGCGGATCGTAGAACCGCTGCTGTTGCACGACGTTACATATAGTATTCGGGAACCGTGGATCGTACACACGATTGAGTACCACCTGGGCCACCGCGACCATTCCGACCCTGGACTGATCGCGTGACTCGTGATACACGTTGAGCGCGAGACACTCCTGCTGTTGCGGAGGTATCTCAGACGCCATGAACGACACGGCGAGTGCTGCCAGTGCTTGATTGAACAACCTACTTGTTCTCCGCTCGAAGTAGTATCGTATCTCCGTTGATGCGACCGGACGGCTCGTTGACCTTGGTCGTTAGCTTATCGAACTCCTTTGAGATCTGATTCACCGTTTTCTTGAGCACGATCGAGAGGAACTCGTCGGGCTTACGGAGCCGTGTCTTACGGGACTTATCGGGATCGAAGTTCTGAATCGACGTACCCTTGATCTCGAATCCGTTGGCGGATGTCGTGACGTACTCGGTGAGCTCACGATTCTTGACGTTGAACGTATACAGACGGAACGAACCAGGGACCGATAGTGGATCGACAGAGACGAGCTTGTATTCGTTGTTGTCCTTAAGAAACTTGAGTGCCTTGATCTGCTTGTCGGCGGTACGTACCTGTGGCGTGCGCTTCTTGCGGGTGGCCTTTGACGCTGCCTGGATCTTATCGAGATCGAGCATCATACGCTCGCATACATCGAGTCGACGCTTGAGTTCCTTCCGCGTAAGGTGGGCAAACGCCTCGACTGCCTGATCGTCGTTCTTGTTATACGCATCGTAGTACTCATCACGCATGAACTCGATACGACTCTTGAGGTGTGGCGCGGCGGCACCCTTGAGCTCGTGTTTCTGAAACTGTGTGTACAGATCGATGTCGGTCGTCTTACCCTCGATCCACTCGTCCTCGAGGAAGTCGACGTCGTAGCCTACGGTCGAGTCGACCTTACGACGCAGCAGCTCCTGTGGTGACACAACCTTGCGCTGTGCCTTCGCGTCCTCGTCCTGTTTCCTTGAGTCGAGGATGGCCTGACCCGGTTCGATCATTTCCGAGTACGCCTCGTACACGCGCGTAGGATACTCCTCAAAGGGCTCCTCGAACTGAAGGCCGTGATTCTCCCAGAAGATGGCGGCAGCTCGACCGGAGTACATAGAGAAGTTGTACTCTGGATTGGCAAGAATCGCCTGTGCGTCTGCCTTCGAGAACGTCTTACGAACGTAGTCCTTACACAGCTTGATGACGTCCTTCTGGTCGACCTCGTCCTGAAAGAACGCGCGACAGTAGCGGAAGTCGCGATCGAGAGGGATCGCCTTGAGTCCTGTCTTCGGACGCTTAGCAATCGTCTTCTTTTTCTTGGTCGCCTTCTTGAGAAGATTGGCCTGTGCCATACTACATTAACTCCTTTATGATTAACTATGGTACCCATTATACCATAGTCGAGACGGCTTGTAAACAACCGTGAATTATAAATAGATATTTAGTCAACACCACGACGGAACGTACCCTGACCTATGTGTATCATCGCCGCTAAGAAGTTTCCTGGGATCGGTTGGATCGGAGTAAAGAACCGGGACCGCAACTACGTCCCTACGATTCGTATCGTTCAGTCGAACCGAAAGGGTGTTCAGAGACTCTTTATCGACGACGACGATACCCGATACACCGAGGGTCTGAACGAGTACGGTGTCTGTATTCTGTCCGCGTCGCTTTCGGTAAAGAGTGATGAGAAGGAACAGGAAAAGACTGGGCCGAAGGATCGTCCAGACGACTACATGAGTCCCGACGGCAAAAAGATCCGTGACGCGCTGTACGAGAGGACTCCGAGGAAGGCGATCGATAGTCTGATTCATTCCGAACTCACCGGTTGCACGCTTGTCTTTAATAAGACTCAGTGCTTTCTCCTTGAGGCAGGTCGGGTTATCGAGTATACTCAGAACGGTGATAAGAAAAAGGGTCCGCTTGAGTATAAGTTCATCGAGGTAAGTGATAGTGCTATCGCCCGTGCCAACCATGGTATACTTCTTCCTAAGTACGGATACGAACAGGATCCGGACACCGCCGACAAGAAGCGTGCACGTGACTCATCTGAGTTTCGGTACAAGGTAGCCGTCGAGGAGATCAAGAAGACCCGTGACCCGATGAAGATGCTCGACGCACTGTCTGTCAAGAGGACCAAGAGCGGTGACGTCGCGTATATGAATCCGATCCGCACGGGCGATCCTAAGAAAAAGGAGATGATCACCACCGGTCAACTCCTTCTTGTACCGAGCGAGCGGACGATGCACTATCGACCCGTACACTCCGACGTTGAGTTCAGCTACACAAAGCTGAATAAGCCGGAGTCGAAGACGTTCTTTGAGATCGTGTCGAATAAAAGGCTCCTTGGGTTTAAGGAATACAATCAGAAGTCTTAATTGATTGGTGGGCCCACGAGGACTCGAACCTCGAACCAAAGTCTTATGAGGACTACGCTCTAACCATTGAGCTACAGGCCCAGAGTGTTGGCGCCCCACCGAGGAGTTGAACCCCGCACGCTGAGATTAGAAGTCTCTACTGTACATCCGGTACGTGGGGCAGTAAATCAAATTGATCCATGAGTTT